CAGACGATAAAACTGCGTCCATATACAACTTGAACGTTGCACCAGCTTGGTTGCGCTGCGTAACATCTTCAATCAAACGAGCCGAAATACCAGCGTCGTCATCAGTGAAGTAAACCTCAGCTGAACCTGTACCATCCGCAAAGCCGGAGATAAAGGTTCGGAATGGTGCGGTTTGGCCCAACGTGCCACCGATGCTTGTTACATCAATTTCTTCACGGGTTACTTCAAAACTCCAGGAGCGAACGTTTGCTACTGATTGAAACTCGGTAAAATCAATGCCAAAAGCACTGGTGCCATCAGTTCCATCGTCTGCCAAAGCAAGCTCACTACCGCCTGCAGTAGCAGCGAATGTGGCTACTCCTGTAGAAGCGACGTAGGTCAAAACGAAGACGGGAGTTCCTGCAGCTAAGCCGCCGGGGAGCGTACCCCCGCCAGCAGTAAACGAAACCTTGTCGTCTACTTTAAAGTTCAGAAACGTTCCGACTTTGATGGAATTGCTAGCGTTGGTTACATCTGCAGCCTTAAAGGTTCCAGATGTGCCAGCTGGCTTGTAATAAAGGGCTCCAGAGGTGCCCGAAAGGACGGTAGCCATTCGTGGTACTGAGAATGGTGGACTTACGGGCGAAACCCGGACTTATACAGCTTAGCGCGTTGCCCGCGAAACAACTAACCGTGATCTTCAGCAATAAACCCTGCGTCAATACGCCCCATCATGTGGGGAGATTGTTCAGTCGTTGAGAAAGTAGGCCCATTAACTACTCCAGGACGAAAATAAATACCTGTAGCTGCTCTAGTTGACGCACTTAAGCTGAGCAGCGTTATTACCGCTGTGTCTACTAACGTCTGATTTCTTGCCGGGCCTTTGCCTTTTTCGGTGTAAACACGAACGACAATAGAGCCTCTAATTCGGTCAAGGTTAGTAGTTAATCCTTGCTCTGTAGTTAATCCAAAGCTTAAAGATACTTTGATATATTCTGTTGTCGAATTTTCTGGGGCGGCGGTAATGTTGTCGAAGAAAACGGGCACTGCAGGGCTTAATGCCCCAAACGCTGTCTGAATGGGTGACTCAACTGCAGCTCGAACAGCTTGGTATCTCATAACCTGCGAAGCATTTCGTCCACTTCAATCTGGATGGCTTTGTCTAGCCTACCGCCATTGATGTAATCAGTAAGCCAATTTTCCTTTGCCGTACGAGAGGCGTTCCCGGCTCCTCCCCCACTAGTCTGGTATCTGCGATGAGCCCCTTTAGGTCGAGCCTGGCCTGACCTTTCCCACTTGCTTTTCCCCAACTGCGTTTGAGGTTCTGGAGAGCGAGGAGCAAATTTACCGTCAGCTAAATCACTGGCATAAGCAGCCCAGGGGCTGAAGTTATCAATCTTAAATACCACCTTGTTAGTGGTAAAACCTGTCCGACCCAGTACTCGAAGAGCTTGCTGCCCCGTAAAAGGAGCTTTCGGAAAACTAACTCGACGAGGCTCGCCAGGCTGCCCATTGCCTTTTACTTGTTGGCCTTGAGGCCCATTTATTTCCCAAGAGTTAGAAAACCGTCCGGTCCAGCTTGGGCCTTCCTGCTGCAACTCTTTTACGGTACGCTCAGCGGCCTTAATAGTGCTAAGCAACGCCAACGAAGACACGTCTTGGTCCAATCGTTGAATTAAGTCCTTGGTCTTCTTAAATATCATTGCGGCCTCGCGATAATCGTGTGAAGCAAAGGATCTTCACCCCTAAAGCTCAACACATTTAAAATCTTGGCCTCTCTTGTCGCTCCAGCTTGTGAATACTGGATACGGTCGGCTTCGGTTGGATAATAAGAACCCAACTCGTCACCACCAATAATCACCTTGATGTCAGTTGTTTGGTAAAGCCCTTCGCTTTCTCTCGCTGAAACATTAGAAATCAAACCCTTCAGCACAACAGACGTGTCCGCGCCAGTCACAGCACCTGTTGATGGGTCGTAAGTGCGTGGCGTTGTCGTTTTGACAAGCGTGATGTCCTGGCCCCATTCGTCCAATAGATCTTTGGGAATTGACTTAAAAGTGCTGTCTACAAGTGACATCTCAACCCCTCACCATACGAACTTGATAAGAGCCAGAACCTCCAAGACAATAAGCACCAAGATAAGACTGCAGCCAAGGGTAAACGTCGAATACGTTATTGACAGTTCCAGTAGCTTGGCTAGCAGTGTTGTACTTGACCTTGAGGTCTCCGAGTTCGACCTCTTCGTATAACCCCTTATCGCCGGTATTCCCTGTAATCGCGTCCGTGTCATTAGCCAGTTCAAACGCTAATAGATATGTAGCTTTTTTAATTGCGTTTGGAATTGCCGAACAGGTCAGCTCTACCCGATCGACATGATAATTATTGCGGGGCCAACTTAAGGCTTGGTTTGAATCGCAACGATCACCATAGAAATTCAACGTGTCGATCCAGCTTGTTGCTGAAATCAAAGCACGGTTTTTGTTGTCGTCTTGTTTGTTATCCCACTGCGTTGAGCTTGGAACGGTTTCAAAATACGCATCCGCTTCTGCCAACGTCACAAAGCTGTTGGCTGTTGCGCTTTTGAGTGTGGCGTTGATCGTGGCAGCCATAAGGCAATAATAAGGTGGCCCCACCTAATGGTAGGGCCTTTGCTCTGATCAAGATCAGATGGTTGTGGTATCCAGCGGAGAGTTGACAGTCAACTGAACCATAGGAATCAGATCAACGTCATAAGTGGCGGCCCACTTGTTAGCGGTAGCCAGGTTGGCGTTGGTGGGGTTGTCACCAGCGTCAGACCACTTAGTACCCATCACGTGATAGGTGCTGTGATAATCCACAGAAAGCACGTCTTGCTTCGAGAGGACGTTGCGATCAGCTTCAATGCGAAGCTCTTGCTGCACACCCTCAAGGATGGTGCCGCCCTTGGTCAGGTAGCAATAGAACTCACGCTGATGACCACCAGTGCCAGGAGCAACGGTGTTCACTGCACTGTCGGTGACGACTCGCATTCCTGCGAACTCACCAACTTCGCGAGCGCCAATGCCTACGCCACCACCACCCCAGGTCACTGCGCCAGAAGCAGCAAGTGCTGAAGTAGAGAAGGTCAGCATTCCTACCTGATACAGGTAGTAAGCAACAGAAGGGTGAACAATCAGAGTGTCCAGCTCTTCGCCACGCTCTCCAAGCTTGGAGCGTGCTTCAGCAACTGTCGCTGCACTGAGGAAGTTAGCCTCAGCGCCACCAGATGCTGCTGCAACAGCTTTATCCAAAGCGTTGGCAGACAATGCAGTGCCGAACAGACCAGCAAGCTGTGAGAACAGACGTGCGCTGTTCAGCTTGTTGATTGCATCAGCCAGCTGATTGCGGATGTGAAGCATTGGATCTTCACCAGCAGCCAAAATTGCAATGTCATCTACGGCATACGCGAAACCGCGATGGCAGATGGTTGCAATCTGGGTGCCAGTTCCAATCTTTTGTGGCGTCAAGTAGCCAGCAGTGCTGGTACCCCACGTAGCAGTCCCGTCCATGATCTCTTCTGTTGGAGATACAGGATTGAACTCAGGAACTTGAATGCGAGTGCCGCCTGAGCGGGAATCAAGCAGTGAATTACGGACAACAGCGCCAGACTTGATAAACAAGCTGCGCTCTTTGATGGCCTCAGACACATAAGTGCTGAGATTATTCCTTTTTACGATGTCCGCGAGTAGGACACCGCCGGAATAATTCTGAAATGGAGCAGCCATTTCTTATTCAGGGATAATGTTTGCGGTGGATCAAGTCACAGACTTGAGATGGTGTCCCACAGGGACTATTTCCCGGCCTCTCTCCTGAGCACAGCTGCAAGATCAGGGTCGGAAGCATCCAAAGCCATTTGCTTTGTTAAGTTAATACTACCCTCTAGCCAAGGATTTGCGATGCCTGCGGCACCTGCAGTCCCTGTTGAAGGTTTAGCTCCCATACCGGCTTGAGTGCTTGGCTTGAAGTGATGTTCAAAGCCAGAACCAGGATTTTTTAGTTTGGCTAAATAAACACCTAGGTCTTGTTCAACGCCACCGTCAAG